TCCATTCCATTTGTTCTGCCTCTCCAAGCCATTCCATATCTTCAGCTCTTCTTTCAGCTATTTGTTTATTTGTTAATTTTATTTGTTGAACTAAATCTGATTGCATTTCTTCAACAGATAAAACTTTCATGTTACCTTTCATTCTTGTTTTAAATCTTACATGAGCAAACTCTCCAGGTGTTCCAAAATGTGGAGATGGATTAAGTGCATATTCTTTGACTGTTGAATGTTTTGTAACTCCAGTTTCTATAGGAATTTTATTTCCAAGATTTTTTTCACTTTTAGATAATGTAAAAACTAATTCGCTATAATTTTCTCCACCAGGCTCTGTTTGATCAAGCCATTTTCCTTGAGGCATAAATGCTGTATCGGTATATTCACCAAGAGCATCCATTAAATTATCATAACCATATTGATAAAACATTTCTTCATTAGATCTAAGATTCATCTCATTAAATACAGCCTCTCTTAAATCATTTGGAATTTCCATGTGATTATACTTCATGATGTAAGCTCCATGATCATCTAAGTATTTTTTAAAATCATCAAAAGCATCTGCTTGAATATGAAATCCATTGTGGACATCTGCATTTCTAATTGTCTCTTCTGGCAAATCCATATTCTTTTCAGCAAAATCTGTATAAAGTTTTTTCTCCATTTCATCTTCTAATAATTTTTTTGTACCTTTGCTTTTAATTCCAAAAACTTCATAATAATCTGCAAAAGTATTATCAAAATAATGTCTACCAATTGCTCCACCTCCAGCATCATCTAATCCTTCAACTGCTCTATAAAGATATTGATCAGACATAAAATTAGAAAAATTCCAATTTTGATTAGTTATATCTGGAGCATCGTAACCTTCTTCAAATGTTGCTTTACTAATTCCAAAATTATCTATTCTTTGATGTTTAGCTGCTCTTAAATAATCAAGATGATTTGCAACAAATCTTAAACTATCGTCATTATTATTTTCAGCATCTTTCCAAATTCTGTTTTGAATTTTTCTTACTTCTTCATCTGATAATTTGTGTAAAGGTTTTGCTTTTTTACTTTCTGCTGTATCTACAAAATCACCAAATCTTTTTTCATTAACATCAATTCTGTTAGCTTGAATAAAATCTAAAACTTCTTTTTGAGTTACATTTTTTTTATCTTTTAAAAAACTTTCAAGACCTATCCACTTTAATTCGCTTTCTTTAACTCCTGGAGTATTTTTAATTGTATTAAATATTTGTTCTCCAGCTCCTTTAGTAATCTTTTGTTCAACAGCACTTGTTACAGCTGATTTAAAGATAGGAACTTTAGAAACTGCATTTACAATAGCTTTAAGAGGAGATCCTTCAGCCTCATTGCCAGCAGTCATTCCTATTGTAGCTCCAGTAGTTCCAGCAAAAGCTGGAATGTATCGTTTCATAAATTTAAACGCATCTATAATTCCAGGTATAGCCATTGATAAAGCTCCATATTCTAATGCCTGGACAACTTCATCTGCAATTTGATCTTCTGGTGTATTTGGTAAAATACCAATTAAACTTTTTAAACCTTCAATTTCTTTAGCTCCATAATGAAGAGCAAATGTACTTTCGCTACCTAAAATCTGATCTTCAATTCCTATAGCTCCACCAATACCACCTGATATAAAAAAGGCTGGATATTTTGGCATACCTAAATCTCTTAGCTTGTTATAAATTGGCATTGAATAAACTAAGTCTTGAGACATAACTCCAAGTAACTGAGAAACAAAATTATCATCTTCTTTAAAACTTTTTAAATATTCTCTAGCTTTACCTAAATTTTCTGAAACATATTTAGAAGCATCATAAACTTGCTTTTCATTTTCAGCATTCATAAAGCCATTTGGCATTCCAGTAATTAAAGGAGAGTTGTCTAATATTTTTGCCATGACAGGTGTTAAATTAGTTATAACATCAGCTCCATTAATGACAGCAACACCTAAACTTAAAATTTGATCTTTTCCAGTTTCTGCAATGAAATCTCCAATAGCTCCAACAAATTCTTTTGTTTGTTCAGGTGTAGAATGTTTTGCAATCCATTCATCTCTATCTTGAAAAGTATCTAATTCTTTCCATTCAATAGGTGTAAATTTTGAATTACTTTCATAACCTTCAAGAACAGATGTATCTTCATTATTCTCTTTTAAAAGTTTGTAAGCATTACTGTCTCTGATTTGTTTTTTTTCAAACTCAGGTAAATATATTTCGTTTAATAAATTTTCAGCCATAATTATAAATCACTTATTTTTTTCTTTATTTTACCTTCCCAAAGACCAGGACCAGATGCAGTTGCTTTCTTCAAATCATTTCCAGATAAATTAAATCTTATTGAGAAGATGTCTTTTGCAAAATCTAAATTATCTAAATCTTCAAGCATTGACTTAACATCAAATTGAGACTTTCTTGATTTCTTATAATTTTCTAAAACTAAATTATATTGATCGTCAAAAAATTTTGCTGGATTATCTCCAATAGCTTTTTCAAAATTAGCAATCTTTGTTGGAAAACTTAAACCATCTAAAGTTGGAATAACACTTAATGGCAATTCTTCTTCAAGAGTTGCAAGATAAGCATTTTCTGGTGTCATACCATCAATAACTTTTCTAGTATAACTCTTAATTACATTTTGCTCTTTACTAGCGATAAATTGTTTTAGCTCTTGAGCTTTTCTAGAATTAACTCTTTCAGTATTTGCGATATTTGCTTTTATTGTATTTAAGTAAGTTTTATAATCTCTATGTTTTGTAAAATCTCCTTTTGCACTTTCAATGTAAGAGGAAAATAAAGAAATATCTTCTAAAGCAATTTGATCAAGATCGTCTCCATCCAAAATTGTATTTTGAATATCACTCATTAATTCAATAGTATTTGCTGCCAGTAATTGTTCCGTTACTGCTACAAATATTTCATCTTCTGTTTTGCCTATAGATTGTCCATCTAATCTTTCTGGATCGGCTAAAAAGGTTGATAACTTAATAAACATTGCCTCATTAAGCATATCCAAATCGTACATTTCATGAAGTTCTTGAATTGTTGGTAATTCATTTGAAGATGCTTCGTCATCAATATTTCTTTTATAATTATTAATTCTTAATAAAACTTCAGTAAAAGCTCCAATTTGAGTTCTTTGTTCTGTTAATAAATTAAATCTTTCAACATTTTCACTTCTTGCTCTTTTACTAATTAAATTCTCTTTTGCTCTATTAACAATTTTTTCAGTTTCTACTGGTCCAACAGCCTCAAGTAATTCATCTTTACTTCTAATAACACCTTTAGGATCAATATTTAATTGAGCATTTAAAAGAAGTTTATTTCTTAAAGATGTTTTTTTCTTAACAATATCTTTCCAAGTTTTTTTACCTAAATAACTTTCATAAACTTTATTATTAATTAAACTATCAAATGTTCTAGCTCCAATAGCTTTTTCTGATAAGTCTGAACTCATCATAGAAGAAAGAGAAGTATCAAAAGCTGTATCAATATTAACAGCCAGGCTATCAATATTATTTGATGTAATTTGAGATGCTAGTTTAGGAATAAGGACAGCTTTTCTTTCTGCAATCTTATCCAGGAGCAATCTTTTAACTGTATTATTTTTGCCAGATAAAATCTTTTCAAATGATTTATTGGTTAATGATTTTTCAAATTTTTGTGGAGCATCAGTGTCTGTGCTGTTTAAATATTTATCATATTCTTTTTGAATATGTAAATTAACATCAGTCAAAGTTTCATTAACTTGATTTTGATCTTCAAGAGCATAAATATCTTTTTGAATATCAGCGATAGCTTTACCAACTGCTGTATATCCTGATCCAACTACATTTGCTAAAGACATCGGTAAAGCAAGAGTAGAAGTTCTTGGTGTTTGTGATGTAGCAACATTTTCAGTGCTTTGAATTATTTCTAATTTTGCCATTATGATATTACTAATTTTCCAGCATCTTGAGATTGATAACCCATAGTAAGTAAACTTCCAGCAGCTGCCATGTATTGTGCTCTAGCTGTTAAATCTCCTTTTAATCTTTCGCCAGTTCCTTTAGCTTGAATAAGAAGAGATTGATTAACCATGTCATTAACAGTTACTTTATTATTGTAATCTGAAAGAGCTAAGTCTAGCATTTGATTAGTTTTATTTTTTAATCCAACAAAAAATGGAGTAGTTCCTTCTCTATATTCAAATCCTGTACTTAAAGCTGATACAAAGAAGTTTGAATAAACTTGTTCTTGCTGTTCTAAAAATCTTGGTCTTTCAATTTGATTGTAAACTTTTTCTCTTATCGCAGCTTTTTTTCTTTCATAAGCTGCCTCTTGATAAGCAACAGATTGATTATATTTACCTAGTGTCTTTGCTGTTTGTGCAGCAGCTATGTTACCTATGAAACTCATAATATTTTGCCATTCTCCAATAGTTAGTTCCGTCTAATCCATAATATTTCATCAGACCTTCTTTTGTTAATCCAAGCCATTCAGCAAATCTAATTCCTGTTTTAAATTCTTCTTTAACTGAAGTTTGTAATCTACGAATTTTGTTGTTAATGCAGAGATAATCTAATCTTTTTTTGACTGCCGATGCTGCTCTAATTTTATGATCAAATACTCTTTTGCTCGACATAACCCAGCCTTCAGCAACTCCATCCCAGAATGGAATAATACCACCAGCCAGAATAATATTATTGTCGACCAATAAAGTATAAGATAAGCCAGGTATTGCAGTGTCGAGCCTATTTTCTGTAAAACTTGCATCTATCTCCATTAATTTATCGTTCATACCAAAAGCATAAATTTCGTCTCCATGCTCTTTTTGATATGGAATTATTTTAAAATTAGCCATCCGATGTAACCAGAGTTGGATATATTGCTAAAACAGAACATGGCAAAGGCTGGTCTTGTTTTATAAAAATAAATCCGTCTGAATTATAATCGTCTCTAAATTCTATCTCCTTATCTCCAGCTAATAATGTTTCTACTGGAGAGGTTAATAATGATGATGTTGTTCTAAATGGAATAGTCTCTAATGTTGTTAGAGATGGTCCAACTTTAACACCAACAGTTTCAAATAGTCTTAATACTACTTTTGAAATTCTTTTTGTTTTTCCTTGTGAAGTTCCTTCAGCAGCTCCACCTTCAATACGCATAGTTTGTATAACTGAATTATAAGCCAATCCAACACAAGCTGTTGTGCAAGCTCGATCTAAAGTTATCGCACCAGAATTTACAATTTTATCTGAGTGTGCAGCTCCATCAGCCAGGATAGAAACTGTTTGACCTTCTAAATGTCCAAGACCTGATAATGTACTTGTTGAAGAGCCAGAGTAGGATAAGTGGCTGTCCAAAAATTTAAAAGATGTACTATCATCTTCATCAAATTCAAAATCTGAAAAACATTCTATAAATCTTTTTGTTGATCCGTTTACAATTCTTTTTACAATTATCCAAACTTCATCTTCATTTAAAGTTCCAGAAATTGATGCAACACTTTCAACAACAGCAGCACTTTCATTTTGAACTGTTAATCTTGCTCTGTCAGCTGAAACACAAGTTAAAAATCCAGTAGCACTATGAGATGCCTCTCGAACAGTTACTATGGCAGCAGAAGGATTAGAAACCACAAAGTCGGCATGTAAATTAATAGCAGTATAAATATTATCTGCCGTTGTATCATTACTTTCATTATGAAAAAATTTATCTGTATCAGGTGTTCCTGATCCAGCACCTTGACAAGTAAAAGTAACTTCTTCTCCGTTTGATTTTGTAAATGTTAATTTTGTTCCAGTAGCAATATTAGAATAATCAGAAACGGTTATTGTGCATTCTTGACCAATGCCACCTAAAATATGTCGATGCCAAGCAACAACATTTTCAGATCTTTGATATGTTAATCCAGCTAAAACTCCATCATCTCTAACACACCAAATAATACTGTCTGGTGATTGTTGATATGACATTTGATTAATTCCAGTTTTTGTAACTGTCTCATTAAGTATAGTTAAATCTGGAGCTGTATAACCATCACTCTCAAAGTTATAAGCTAATTCTCTAATTTTTCTTTTTGCTTGCTGTAAAAATAAAACTGCATTTCCAGCTGGAACAGCATCTACATTTGCAGAACCAAATGAACTTTGTCTTTTAATTACTATGTTTGAAGGAGTTACGGAGGCATCAGTCCCATCTGCTGAAATTGTAAATTCACCGCCAGTCGTTCCTATAATTAAAGTTCTAACTGCCTTCATATAACGAATGGCATTAACCTGATTTGATGCGATTGTATAAACCATAGCATCATCAGCATCTGTTCCTGTAGTCATGTTCACATAATCACCAGCTTTAGAAAAATAAACTGTTTGTGGTTCATCAGTTGTTGCGGCAAAAACTAATCTTTGCTCAAAAAATGAAACACAGCCTGGATGTCCAGTAGTGTCTGAAAATGCTCCTAATTTCCAATCTGTTACAGCGGTTGTTGCAGAAAAATCGTCTTTAATATCTATTTTTACAACAGTTGCACTCGTATAACTTCTAATCTTTGCATAACCAGAACTAAAATTAATTAATCTTCCAACATCTGTTGAAACAAAAGTTGAAGCTGATGCAGTTAATGTTTGATCATCTCCAGTTGTTGCTCCTGGTGTCATTGTAGTTGAAGTGGTATTTTGAGCCAGGTAAGGTCCATCAACAAAAACTACTTCTGCTAATGTCCAAGAAGTATGACCAGTTCTTGATAACTTCATCACTTCATGATTTGGATGAGTTATAAACATGACATCAGCACTTTGAGCTATCTTAATTTCAAAAAGTTCTGCTGTTAAATAAGGTGAAGATATTTCATAAGCTGAACCACTATCTAATATCTGTCCTTTGTCTTTATAAAATCTAATATAAGTATTTCCAAATTCTAAAATATAAGTTTGAGTAGTTGAAAATTCAAAAGGTATTAATCTTGTTTTTAAAGATGCGGTTTTAACTGAAGCAATATACTGAGTACCTACTCTTCTTGTTGCCGCTCCTTGAGGATGAACTAAAAAGTTCTCCATAGTTTTTGCTGCGGAAGAATATTTTTCAAAATCTGTTCTACCAGTTAATTTATTTCCAAATTCTCCAGAAACAAAAGATGTTAAAGCAAGTGTTGTTCTAGGCATATTTCTTTTTCCAAATTTCCTCTTGTGTTAAACCTATTTCATCATCCTTTTGTTTTGATCGATGATTAATTATTCCTTGATCTATAACTTCTACTAAAGCGTATCGATAAACATTTGAACTATTTTGCCATTGAAAATGGAGTAAATGTTTTGGTTTATCATATAAAGATAAAGTTCTCGGATCGAAATCTGATATAGTCATTACAAACGAGCATCTGTAAATTCTGAGCTTTCAACTGTTTCTAAACTGTTTTCTGAGGAGTCAATAAAACGTGCTTCACGCAATCGTTCATCGGCTCTTGCCATATAATTATTTGCTAACGTAGCGTTTGATGTTATGGCATATGCTAAATCAGCAGCTAGTTGGTGGCTTATGCTCTCTCTCAAATAACTATCGTAATTATTTGGATCAGTGTCTTTTGCAATATAAATAAGATATAAAGTTCCTTGATCTGTCTTAATTTTACGACCTTCAACTTTATATTCTATTTCAGAAGTAATACTATCTGTTGTTCCATTATGAACTTTTAAAACTCTTAAACAATCTGTCGGCAATGTGTATTGATAAGTATATTCAATTACAGGAGCATCGCTATCCTGAGCTAATTGTATTCTCTTAGTTAAGCAGTTCCAGGAGTGTGATCTAAAAACTCTATCTCTTACACTTTCATATCTTTGGTTACACAATCTCGCATTCTTAGTATCTTCTGTTAAAGTAGATATGCTGCTTGCGCCTAATAAGTTTAGAGATGAGTTACATATTGAAATTACGCTTGCCATTAAGTCGTTTCTCCTATTTCTTTACAATAAAATTTTATTGCTAATTTTTTTTCGTTAATTTCTTCAAGAGTATGATCTCTTTTTAAAGTTATATGTGAAACTCTATAACCATCTAAAATACAGTCTGGATAAGAAGTATATTCATAAGGACCATAACCAATTTGATGACAGTTATTTTCCATTCCTACAAAACTGCATAGGTATAAAATGATTACAAATTTCATTAAATTTTGTGAATGCCTGGCGGAGTATTTCATCCGCCAAACAATTTTTTTTTCTAGTTCACAACGTAGTGAATGTTGAAGCTCATATCGCCTTCAGTTCCACCAGCAGCAGCCATAGTAGCAGCTATATAGTAGAAACCTCCAGGATCTGAACTTGCTCCAGCCATTTCATACATTTTTGATCCAGCAGTATTAATGTCAGCAGCTTCGAATCTTACATCTGCCATTGCAGCGGCATCCGCCACAGCGCTAGCAAAATAATCTTCGTCCACTACTGTTCCATTAGTCTGATAGATACCCACGTTAAACGTACATGAACCTCCTAATGTGTCTGAGCCAACAAATAGTTGAGATACAGTCGCATTACTAGGTATTGGAGCTAGCATAACAATATCATCGTCATCACTATCTCCAGCCGCAACCACTATAGTACCTTGAGCTACACGAACATTTCCGTGTAGAAGTGCAGCACTATTAG